CAATCGTACCCTACGCACGATAGCGGTTGGTTCCGCTCGGCGACTGTACATCATATCGACTGCACCTTTGCAGTCTGTCGACACTCCAGTGTAGCCCCATATCTGTAACGGTCCAATTAAGGATCGAAACAAATTAAGACAAATACACTTTGGTACGGAAATATTGAGAATCGCGTTTAGCGTTCACCGTTTTGGGTTGGAGGAGGAAAAACCTCTTCTGTCGATATGACCCCATCCCACCGTATAGACCAGTCCAGGTTCTCGGTTCTACCGTCTACCTCAGACACTATACAGCGCTCTTGTTAGCGCGCCCAATCCAGACAGAGCCAGACGACTAAGGTCAGCAGCATCCATGTATACATGGATCAAACGGTATTGCACAAGGCAATCCACTGTTGAAACTCAGCCGAAAGGTTGTTTGGACGAGGACTTACCGTCGTCACTAGAGATATTTCTCGCATAAGTGCGTGGTGAGTTTAAGGCCTTCCAAAGGCAGCGGGATCTCATGGAAACAAAGTTTCATGAAAGTTCTATGTCGTTCCGTTCAGCGAAGGCCTACAGGCCTATAATCCGTGTAACGGTACGGAAGCTCATCGAGAAGTTCACCCGATAAGGGCTTTTCTCGGAGAATAGCACGATTCGCCGCGCCAGACAAGGACGTTTTCCAAACCGTCCTACCTTCAGTATCCATCAGCTTCCAGCCTGCGGGGCCATGACCAGCTAGAGACAATTGATGTTCTCTAGTACGGTTGTCAATACCCGTCAGGAAAAGGCGACGTGATTGTTCCGTCAAGCCTGGAAGCCAAGTGCTCTCTGAGACATCAATCCCGTCTTCAATAAGACCTGGGAGAATCTCATAATCCGTCATATCCGGCTTTAAATCAGTATCTAGGATACGATAAGTCGGATGCCACTGTCCGGGCTCATCAGCCTCGCGCACAAAGTGACTAGTACGGAGAACACCCCGCTTTGACAGATATGCCGCATAGCGACGCTGCCAAAGACTTACGTGATAATGGACACCATAGGGCTTTAGCCCAAGTCCACCACGAGTAATCGGGAGAAATAGTGACGTCTTTCGACCTGTCACCTTCTCAACCTTCTCGTGATTGTATGCCATGAACCGGCTAATTGTCCGGTTCGGGTTGTCGGAGCCTCGTAGACAAAGCTCTAAAGAGACGACAACAGGAGGGGCCTCAAGGCCGTCCTCATTCTTGCATACTTTGCTGCGACCTAACAAAAGGCCACTAGCAAAATAGGGTAAATGACACCTACCAGTCTCTTTGTATTTAGAATCAAAGAGCTCAGAATTTATAATCATAAATCTCTGGTGGCAATAATTCTTACCCACGGACTTGACAAAACCAAAGTCCTTCAAACTGTCTGACCACTTCGCATACCGTTCATCAGAACAAGCGAAGGCGATGTCGTCACCATTGACCAACATCGG